GAAGTTTTCTGCATAACCGATGGTATATTCCCTGTAGGTACATACATCATACCCCCCTGCCCTGCCGTCCAAGGAAAAGCATAAGGATATATAGACTTAGCCCTAACTTGAGATACGTGTTTAGCTATAGCCTTAAGTTTATGGTCATTTTCTGACAACAAATTTACCCTTACTTGAACACCTCGTTTAGTCTTAGCGTTCTTATCACGAGCCACTTCCTCACCTAAAGGTATGTGACTGTACATATTCTGGTACTGGGTACAACTTAGAGATACTAATGCTCCACTAGATTTCAATGTTGCATAGTCTCCGTCTGCTTCGTACTGCTCCATGATGTTCTCCATAATATTCTCCTTATGATTTCCTAATTATGATTTTAGTGTCTTCAGTTATTTGAAAAGAACCTTCTTCTTGTAATTTGTAGAACAGAAACTTCATGGGTTTCCCCCCTACTCCCTTGCCAACATAGTAAGCCATAGCGGTACACGCTAGACATACACCTGTACATACAATCGGATCAACCATCTTTCTCCTCCTCTTTAAGTTTTTTCATACGCTTATATTGCTCTAAGAATTGTCGGGTTTTCAGCTCATCTAGCTGACGCTCAAGTCTCCCTAACTCCCACTCGTCATACTCCTTTTTGTCTATCATTACTCACTCCCTTCCTCATGTATTGGTTGAAAATCAGAATCATCGCACCCATCAGTTAAATACTCTAAATGTTTCCATCTTCCTTTTGGTCTAAACAACATTAAATTACCATCAGCATCTCGTTTAGAATAACCATCCTCGTCTACCTTATAAAAGGTAATATCTGCAATGACATAACTCATATCATTTTTCCTCCTCTTTTTTCTCTGGCGTTAATATATAAAGTATGAATAATCCTACGCATAACCATCCTAAGAAAATTGTATAATGCAAAAGGCTTATTCCTACCATTACGCATAAAAAGAAACCACCCAATGTCCATGCAACATTGAGCCCTATGGCAACCCCAATATTTATATCATCCATCTTCATCTGTATCTCCTTCCATAATTTTCTAACCATGCTTTGTTAATATATCTTTTACTTACAGTCCGTCTTGGACGTTTACGAGCTAGTGATCTAGCCTTGATAAGTGCTTTTAGTGCTACCATGATTTCTCCTTTGCCCCTATGTCACAATTGCGACATTGAGACTCATCTAGGATTTTTAGGATTAGTCTGGCGTAAGGTACTACGCACAGAATCTTGAGTAATAAATTGATAGTTACCTTTGGTATACTCCTGAGCAACTGTCCATTTACTTCTAGCGATTGTGGCTTGTTTCTCTCCACAGTCTAAGCAATAAGTTCTGCCATAAGTCTTTTGACAGAAATCTGCTCTGTCCATATCTACATCTACATCACATACACTACAAAATAATAATTGTTTGATTGCTGACATATATACCTCCATTAAGAAATAAGAGGGATAGTGTGGGTCACATTATTAGTCTCCGCCTCCGTGTTCTATCCGGTTTCAATGTTCTCGGCAGACTCGATATTTTCTGGCGTAATATCCAATATGGAGATGACTTCGCTATGTCACAATTGCGACATGCATGCCATAGTTCCAATGAATAAAAACGCCTAGCAAAACGCCATGTGTGGGGCGTACAGCTACATTGAGAAAATATCCATCTGATAAACTCCGTCTTTGCTCCAAGCCTCGCAACGCTCACGCAAGCCACTCTCGAGTGTCGTATATACAGATCGTAAGAGGTATTATTTTTACCTACGTCTCTGTACCACCTGTATTTGACCAAACAAATCGGGCTACCTATCAGGGTGCTACTAACCAAATTTTTAAAGAGCTGTGTCACAATTGTGACACGAAGGGCATATACTACATACACACTATCCCATCTATATACATATTATACCACAACTAGGGGGGCTTGTCAAGTTTTCACCACTTGTGGATACAACTGTACATTTATGAACATTTGTATTGTTGTGAATGTATATCTAATGTATTGCTGATTTTACAATTTATACAACAAAAGGAGATCGGCTAATAATGCGGGATTCGGGGAGTTTAATTTGGGGAATGTTTGTAATGTTGTAATGTTGTGCTGAATTTAATAAAAATAAGCAAAAGGGGGTCTTTTGATGAACGCTTACATTGAAATTTAGAGAGAGTAAAAAACTGGTAAAAAATAACCCTCATATATTATTATTATTAAAACATTACAACAATATATATATAATAGGTAATAAATCGTCTTGTACTGCTGATTATTAGCGGATGTAGCTTTGTTGTGCAAATTGTAAAATTCATAATACATTAGGGCTACAATACAACAAAGGCATCCACTGAATAACTGGTGGTCATCTATGTCGCAATTGTGACATGGGAGATAGTTGACGAGGCGAAAAAACTGGTTTCAAAGGAACTGGCGTCTTTTAGTAACTGGTGGTTGACAGGGCGAAAAAACTGGTTTCAAAGGAACTGGCGTCTTTTAGTAACTGGTGAAAACCGAAAACCGAAAATCGTAGGCGAAAAAAAACCCCCAAGCGTTTCCGCTTGAGGGTCTCTAGTTATGTCACAATTGCGACATAGATTATTTCTTAGTAGTCTTTTTAGTAGTCTCTTTAGTATCCTTTTTTGCAAAGTCATGTTCGAGAATCTCGGCAACGCTCGCATGAAAAACGTGCAATCTGCGATCTAGCCCCGCTTTATTTTTAGTGGGTTCTAGTGAATCCTCGAAAGCTAGTTTAATTAATTCTAACTTCGTTGGTGCTTTTTCTTTTTCTCCCTTGTGCAACTTGTATAACTTTAATGAGTTTAACCGTCTGTTACTGTTGGTAGCTTCCCATTTCATTCTTAACGATGCTCTTTCCTCTTCGCTCATAGCGTTTAAGGTAGATAAGAATGCGAATCCCGGCTTACAATTCCTAAGAGGGCGGACATATTTAATTGTCCCTTGTGGTGTTTCTTCCTTGATAGATTCCCCTAGCTTGTCGGCTATGGTAGTAACGTCCTTAGGAGTCAGTGATAATCGACCATGTAACGCTTGCCCGGATGCTACAGTGTCCATCTCCTTGAAGTCCCATGTACCCTTAGACGCTCCATCAATAGCTGACATGATTTTTTTGGTAACTAAATTCTCGGTACTTATGTCTGAATCTTTAATACTAAATATAGTAGTCATAACTTGCTTTCCTTTTCATTAGTGGTTTATCGATCCTACAGTTCCCATTATACACTAGTGGACACTAATAGTCAAATAAGGACAGAAGTAACCATGTCACAATTGTGACATAGCCCCCATGAACCCCCACCCGCCCCCGCCCCCCCTAAAAAGTCCCGTGTGTTTGTTACTCTCTATGTTTATTAATCTGCACAAACAATTTGAAATTTTTTTAAAAAAGTCGCCTAACCGGATAGACGACCATGCCTAACCCAGAAAACCCCCCCGTCACTTATTTTTTACCTCCCCTACCCCCACCCCCCATATATTTTACGTAGTTGATTTTATTTGGTATTATCTCCCCAAGAATAATTCTAAATAGGAGGAAGTATGAAGGAAGGTAAAGAATCAGCTTCGCATTTCTATGCAAAGTATGCGTTGGCAAAAATGTTGGATGAAATACATAAAAATGATAATTGTTTTCATGTAGTAGAATATCCAATTATCGAAGAGTTAGAGACAAACGCTTTTGATGAATTTTACTCTATAAGAAAAAAAGATAATGCAGTAATGAGAAGACCGGACTATGACTGTGAAAGCGGTAATTATGAGGGAGTTAATAGAATATACCCCGGAATTATGAGGAGAGTTAATAAAATATACCCAGAAACTGACTGTCCGTGGCCCGATCCCTCTTATGTAGCCACAGAAAGATTTGATAATTACAACATGCCAACTTTACAAAATTATATAGATGGTAAGGTTAAAGTTAAATACTTTGTTGATGTAGCCCAAATATGGAAAGGTATATTAAGTCAATGTTTTGAGATTAAAAGTAAAAGCTCAATGACTGCTGAGAAGTCGGATCATCTTTGCTGGTTGGCTGATAATGTTTATGAGGTTCCATCTAAATATATTTTAGGGTTTGATGTAAGAAAACCTAACCTTGCAAAATTAAAACACGACCTTTCTTTTAAATATGCAAAATCTGAATACACAAGATATTAAGGGAGGATATAAAAAATATGGACGATGCCAGAAAAACTGTGCCTAACTGGGAGCACAATATTGAGGAAACTAATATTAATACAGAAAATGTAGCAACTAGGATGTTTAAGAATATAGAAGACCCAGTAAATCACCCCAAACACTACACAGAAGGTGGCATAGAAGTGATTCAATATATCCGAGCAAAACTAGGCAAAGACGGATACATAGCGTATTGTATGGGCAATGTTTACAAATATACGTCTAGGTATAAACATAAAGGCGGAGTGCAGGACTTGCAAAAAGCCAAAGTATATCTAGATTGGGCTATACAGGAACATATAAAAGGATGAGTGATCTTTCAGTATCTTTTGATAGTGGTATACCTCTACCTGTAGATTTATCTGCAGATGCATTAGGGGATGTGCTTGATAGAGCTAAAGTAGCCTGTCAAACTGCGTTGGCGTTAGAAAATTTTGGGGTGCAAATAGACCCTACCGAAGATGATAAAGAAGATGCTCGTCAAGTATACTCAGGAGAAAAAGAAGTATCCGTAGCTCTTGAAAATCCTGCTATCGGAATGCACCTTGCAGCTCTACTGACAGAATATGATAAACAAGTTGTAGAAAGTTCTGCACAGCTACGTACCTACGTAACTAATAGACTTATAGAAGAATCTAATTCTGACGATGCTAAGATTCGTATGCGGGCATTGGAGTTACTTGGTAAGATTACAGATGTAGGATTATTTTCTGAAAAGACTGAGATAACTATAAAACACCAAAGTACGGAAGAGTTAGAGAAACGTCTGTATGAGAAACTAGAAAAAGTTATAGATGTAGAGGAGGCAGAAATAGTAGAGCCTATGCCTAAACTGCAATCGCCTGATATGGATAAGGTACACGAAAATATAGACTTAGAAGGTAAATCTTTTAGTGAGCAACGAAAATTAATAAAACCAGAACCTGTTAAAAAATGACTCCACAACAAGTCCAACAGATTAAAGCTAAAATACCCCGTATGTCGGTGTATGAGAAAACAGAGACTTTGGAGTTGTTGGAGGAGTTAGAAAAACGGCAAGAACGTAGGAAAGCAGAAAAAGAGTTTATTAGATTTGTAAAAACAATGTGGCCTGAGTTTATAGAGGGGCGACATCATATAAAAATGGCTAAGGCTTTCCAAGAGGTAGCAGAAGGCAAAACTAAGCGACTTATTATTAATATGCCGCCTCGTCATACTAAGTCGGAGTTTGCGTCTTATCTGCTACCTGCTTGGTTCTTGGGTAAATTTCCTAGTAAAAAAATTATACAAACGTCCCATACCGCAGAGTTAGCAGTAGGTTTTGGTCGTAAAGTTAGAAACTTAGTGGGTAGCGACCAGTATAAAGAGGTGTTCCCTACGGTACATTTACAATCTGACTCTAAAGCAGCAGGGCGATGGAACACAAATGTAGGTGGTGACTACTTTGCTATTGGTGTAGGTGGAGCCGTAACAGGTAAAGGTGCTGATTTGTTAATTATTGACGACCCACACTCAGAGCAGGAAGCGGTTATTGCGGAAACAAGTCCTGATGTTTACGACAAGGTTTATGATTGGTACACATCTGGCCCAAGACAGCGTTTGCAACCGGGCGGTTCTATTGTTGTGGTAATGACAAGGTGGGCAAAACGAGACTTAACGGGTCAAGTTATTAAAGCAAGTGCTCAATATGGGGGTGATGAATGGAAAGTTATTGAATTTCCTGCTATATTGCCCTCTGGAAACCCTGTTTGGCCTGAATTTTGGGCAAAAGAGGAGTTAGAAACGCTAAAAACCCAACTTCCGGTGTCAAAATGGCAAGCTCAGTACCAGCAAAGCCCTACATCTGAAGAAGGAGCACTAATAAAACGTGAGTGGTGGCGTGTTTGGGAAAAAGATAATCCTCCTCCGTGTGAATTTATTATTCAATCGTGGGACACAGCGTTTCTGAAGACAAATAGGGCTGACTATTCAGCATGTACTACGTGGGGAGTGTTTAACAGAGAAGATGAAGATACTGGGCGTACTGTTCCAAATCTTATACTATTAGATGCGTATAGAAAACGCATGGAATTTCCAGAATTAAAGTTAGTAGCACAAGAACATTACGCAGATTGGGAACCAGACGCACTAATAATAGAAGCAAAAGCTGCTGGAGCTCCTTTGGTGTTTGAATTACGGGCTATGGGTATACCCGTGTCAGAATTTACCCCTACTAGGGGAAACGATAAGATAGCTAGGGTAAACGCAGTTACAGATTTATTTGCTTCAGGGGCTGTTTGGGCTCCAGACACTAGATGGGCACAAGAGGTTATAGAAGAAACAGCGTCTTTTCCTGCAGGAGAACATGATGATTATGTAGATAGTACGACTCAAGCACTGTTAAGATATAGACAAGGCGGATTTATTAAGTTAGGGACAGACGAGGAAGAAGACGAGTTTAAATATCTAAGACGTAGGAAAACTACATATTACTAGAAGGATTTGAATAATGGCGGTCGAACCAGCATTACAAGTAGGTATAGAAACGATTACAGAACAAGTCCCACAGGATATTGAAGTTACGGCAAGTGAGCCTGAAACCGCAGTAGATATAGAAATAAAAGATGACGGCAGTGTAGAAGTCGTTATGGGCGGGGATGCTGAAGATGTACCTGATACGGGCTTTAATGTTAATTTGGCAGAAAATATGGGGGAGGACGAACTAACCTCTATAGCTGATGATTTAATAAACTCATTTAATTCTGATGACGATAGCCGTACCGAGTGGAAGAGAACATACGAAGATGGGTTAAATCTTTTAGGTTTGAAGATAGAAGAGCGAACAGAACCTTGGGATGGAGCTTGTGGAGTGTATCATCCACTATTATCTGAGGCGGTAGTTAGGTTTCAATCCGAAGCCATAACTGAGACATTTCCTGCAGCGGGGCCAGTAAAAGCCCAGATTATAGGTAAAAGCGACAAGGAGAAAGAAAAAGCCGCAGAGCAAGTTCGGGACGATATGAATTATCGTCTTACGGAGGAAATGACAGAATACCGTCCAGAGCATGAAAGGTTACTTTGGAATTTAGCACTAGCGGGATCAGCGTTTAAAAAAGTCTACTATGATCCTGCTATGGGTAGGCAGTGTGCAGCATTTATACCTGCAGAAGATTTGGTGGTTTCCTATGGGTCATCTGATCTAAATACCTGCCCTCGTGTAACTCATATTATGCGTAAGACTGAAAACGAGGTTAAATTCCTACAAGTTGATGGGTTTTACAGAAATGCTGATTTAGGAGACCCCGGATTTTTACGTACTGATATACAGAAGAAAAAGGACAATACAGAGGGAGTTGATCTAACAGAAGATAGTCGATACGAACTTCTTGAGATGCATGTGGAATATGACTTAGGAGAGGATGACAAC